CGTACCTTTATTTAAGGAGAACAATTGTTAACAGTTAAAGAGGTCTACGCAAAAGCGCAGAGGCTACAGACTAAGTATGCTGCCCGCGATCAACGTATGCGAGATGTACTCTCAGTTCGTCAAGGTGATATCTCTAAGGTATATCCTTCTATGTTCTCAGAGGATTATCCAAAGCCACTAGTTGCAAACTTTATTGATGTAGCAGCAAGAGATCTAGCAGAAGCAATGGCACCTATGCCATCATTTAACTGCTCAGCTACTAATATGGTTTCAGATGCTCAGCGTAAATCTGCTGATATCAGAACTCGTATTGCTAACTACTATGTAGCCTCTTCAGATCTACCACTACAGATGTACTCAGGAGCTGACTGGTTTAATACCTACGGTATGTTACCTGCTCTTGTAGAGATGGATTACGAAGGTAACAATCCTCGTATTCGTTTACTTAATCCATTTGGTGTCTATCCAGAGATTGATCGTTTTGGTCGTACCACATCATTACTACAGGTTGTAGTTTCTGATGCTGAATCATTAGCAGCACAGTTCCCAGAGTTTGCAAGTCAGATTCTAAATGTTCGTAGCGTTTATCAATCAGCATCACCTTACCTATCAGTAATGCGTTACCACGACAAAGATCAAGACTTACTATTTATCCCAGAGCGTAACAATTTAATTTTATCAAACACACCAAACCCAATTGGTAAGTGCCTTGCTAGAGTCGCAGTCCGTTCTTCTCTTGACGGCGAAGCTCGCGGTCAGTTTGATGATGTACTATCAGTACAACTTGCTCGTGCAAGATTTGCTATTCTACAAATCCAAGCAGCAGAGAAATCTATCCAAGCACCTATTGCTATTCCACAAGATGTGCAAGAACTTGCTCTAGGACCAGATTCAATTATGCGTTCTGCTAACCCACAAGGTATTCGTAGAGTTCCACTAGAACTACCACCGGGAGTATTTACAGAGTCTGGCGTATTAGAAAGAGAACTTCGTCTAGGTGCTCGTTATCCTGAATCTCGTTCAGGTAATATGGATGCTTCTATTATTACTGGTCGCGGTGTTCAAGCATTACAAGCAGGCTTTGATACACAGATCAAAGCAGCACAAGCACAGTTCGCTAAGTTGTTCCAAGATGTTATCGGTCTATGCTTTGAAGTAGATGAGAAGATCTTTGGATCTATGACTAAGTCTATTAAGGGAACCGATGACGGTACACCTTATACAATGAAGTACACTCCATCTCGTGATATTAAAGGCGAGTATGGTGTAGATGTTCGTTACGGAATTATGTCTGGAATGGATCCTAACCGAGCCATTATCGCATTACTACAAATGCGTTCAGACAAACTCGTCAGCCGCGACTATGTTCGCAGAGAGATACCATTAGACCTAAATGTTACACAAGAAGAACAAAGGGTTGACATTGAAGAGATGCGCGATTCTCTTAGGGTTGCTGTTGCTCAGTATGCACAAGCTATACCCGCACTTGCTTCCCAAGGTCAAGACCCAACTCAAATCATTTCTAGAATCGCAGAAGTAATCCAAGGCCGACAAAAAGGACAATCCTTAGAATCGGTAATTGGTAAAGCATTTGCACCAGAACCAGTTGCTCCAGCAGAGCAACCACTTCCTGGCGCAGGACAAATTCCAGTAGCAGGTGCGGCCCCCGCTCCTGCCTCGCAGCCAACTCAAGAACAACAAGTCGGTGCGGCCCCTGCTACTGGACAATCTCAACCAGATATAGGTCAACTACTCGCCGCCATTGGCGGAGCGTAAGGAGGTGGAAAATGAATAAGGGATCAAGAGCAGCAGCACCAACCGCAAAGCCAACTGAGGGCAAGAATAAGCCAGCAGGAAAAGAAGGCGGAAAAGTGTTTTTCGGATATGCAGCACCAGCTCGTAAGGGCAAGACAACAAAGAAGATGGCTTAAGTAATTTAGAAAGGAGCTGGGCGTTATGGATGATGATCTACAGCGCCCAGTTCGTTCATCTGATTTTTTAGTAGTAGTAACAGGATTCGCATTAAATTTAATTAGCGCATTTGAAGCGCTGGCAGAAGATCTGCATAATATGAGCATTTATAATTCGCAACAAAAAAGCCAAGAAGCAAAAGTCTGGCAAAAGTTTTCACAAGATTTAGAAACTATTAAGGAGAACAAAGATGGCTAGAGGCCCATTAGCAGGAGCATCAGGTCCTGGTAAGTTCTCAAAGAGAACAGATATGGATCTAGGATCTATCGCCTATGGCGAAGGACAAGAGACTGCTATGTTAAATACAGCAGCACCTAAAGCAACCACTCGTGGTATTGCAGATAATGTTGGCGGAAGACCTAAATCAGATAGCGTAGAACCTGTAACCCCATTATTCGCACCAACAACAAAGCCAAGTGAATCTATTACTGCAGGTATTGATATTGGTCCAGATGTAGGATCATCTTCTTTGTTAATGCAATCTCAATTTGCTAACAATAAAGTTTCAACAGCTTTAGCACAAATGCTTCCCTACGACCAAACTGGAGAAATAGCAATTCTTTATCAGCAAGCTCTTGCAAGAGGTATGTAGTGGCTAATCCAAATCTTGATGCTGCTGCTTTACAAGCAGGCTTAAAAGGTAAACAAAAAGAACAAGTACAGGGCTTATCTAAATTATTAGATTCCCATAGAGCACTTCTTGCGTTGCCAGAAAATCAAGCTAAAGCATCTTTTGAATCCTTACCAGAAGAACAACAAAAAGCACATATTGGATTCTTTGGTGATAATAAAGCTAGTGAAAAACCATCTGGTTTTTTAGGTAGTGCTAGACACTATCTTGGTCTTGGTGTTAAAGAAACTATTGGTAGAGTATTTAGTGGCTTAAATGAAGTATCAGATTTCTCTACTCGTATAGCCCGTACTGGATTAGTGGCATTAGATCAAGGCGTAGATTTATCTACAGCTTTTAAAATAGCAAACGATAAAGGCGATAAAGTATTTAGCCCAGATCGTATAGCTGCTGCAACTGAAATATACGGTGAAGATACAATGTCCGTAGCAATGAAAGTTGCTAGTGGTATAACATTAAGTGAGATTCAGGCAACAGGATCTGAAGCAGAAAAACTTATTGCATCTACTGCTGCTCAGAAAAAAGACAAAGATAGATATTTTACCGGTGCGTTAGATGCAGCACAAAGAGCAAAGTACTCTCCTGGTAGAGCAGTAGCAAATTTAATACTTCCAGAGTTTTTAGAAAAGACTGCCTTATACAAAGGTATATCTGGCGTAGTTGATGCTGGCTATCGTATATTTGCAGATCCATTTTTAATATTAGGTAAGGCTAAAAAAGCCTACGATGCAGGAGACTTCTTACTTTATAATATTCTAGGTAAAGAAAAATTTACTTATGGTAGAAATCTAATGGCTACTGCAGGAAATGTAGAGCAAGTAGATAGAGTGTTTAGTAATCCTGCAACTAGAAATTTATTTGATAAATACGGTGCGGCTTTAGGAAAGTTAGACACAGCTCGTAAATCCCAAAATAAAATTGCTGGTGCTGAAGCCTATCAGGAAGCTAGAAGATTAATTCCAGAGTTCGGTCCTGCCGGTATAGATGAACTTATTGTTGCTGGTGTTAAAGATGCTGATACTGCTGCTAAGTTTTTAAAGAACCACGCTGACATTAAATCTATTTTATCTGGTCAAGCTGCTCGTAAAACTCCACTGGTTCCTACTTTAAATACTGCTCGCAAAGCAAGAGTTACATTTTTTACTACAGCAAATAAAGTATTTAATATTGATAAAGCAGGTCAGAATATAGTTAAATCTCTTTATGGAGATGGCGAAGTACAAGATGTAATTTCTGCCCTTACAGAAAAAACAGCAGAGATTGCTAAGTTAGAATCTAAAGTTGGTCGCAAGTTTGGTAAAGTAAAAGATGGATCTATCCGTCTAAGCCCAAATCAAATCAGTGGTCGTATTGATAGATTTGTTCGCAAGTTTACAACAATTCCATATTTCAAAAATGGTTTCTTTGACGTAATGACTCCTGATGCTTCTGAAAAAATATATCAATTAGCGGCATTGACTAATACCCGTTATCACTCAAGAATTATTCAGGAAGCATTTGCTGCTGGTAATGAAGGACAAAGAAAACAAATATTTACAGGCTTGTGGAATACTATAGCTGAAACCCGTCAAGTAACTAAAACTATTGAGGGTAAAAACTGGGTAGATCAATTCAGTGGAACAGCGCTAGATTATCGTTATGCTGCCACTACATTAGTAGATAAACTAGGTCCAGACGGTAAACCACTTATTGATGAACTAGGTAATGTTGTAAGAGAAGTATTTGATCCTGCTAACTTTGATGGACAACAGCTAGCTCTTCACGGCTATCAGTTATCTACTGCTATTGCAGTTCCTTCTATTTTAGATCTTGATCGCCTATCGGCTCGTTCTGGCTTAATCAATCGTATGCTTGGTATATCCCATAAAAAATGGGCAGATGATACAACTTCCTATTGGGTAGTTGGTACTTTGGCTGGTCCTAAGTTTCCAGTACGTAACGCTGCGGAAGATTTAATGCTTAATATTGCTACCGGTCAATCTGTTTGGGGTATTACAAAAGGTCGTTTTCTTTCAACTAAGTTACGTCAGATTAAAGAAGCAGAAGCTGGTCTTACTGTAGAACAGAAAAGACTTGGTCAGGAAATTGCTAATTTAAGAGATGAAACTCTTGAACTTGCTAAGGACACTAAAAATGTTCAAAAGGTTCAAACAAACAAAGCGCTTATAAAAGAAAAAACAGAAACCCTTAAAGGCCTTGAAGGTAAGCAGATTAAATTCTATGAGTCTAATCTTGGTTTTGTAAATCGTCTTGTTGGGCGTAATCAAGTAAAAGAATTTCAAGTTCGTCTTGCTGCTGCAGGTGATGATATAAATAAAGTTAGAGCTATCACAGCAGAGGCAATTATGACAGGCAAGTTATCTTCCCGTGTTTTATCTAAAAAACAAAAACAATACCTACAAGAGTTTTCCCAATATGGAAGAACTCAAGATATACTTGATGAAGTTACTGAAGGTGGAAAGAATACCCTTCGCGGTGGTGGATATTCTATCCAAGCTAGTAATGATGCTAAACGATATGGCACTTTACGAGCAATAGAATATGATGGCAAAAAGTTAAAACAATCTGGGAGCACATTTACGGATATAGATCCAGTTGCTAACGATCAATCAAGATTATCTTGGCTTGTTAAAATTGCACTTCATACAAACGATGAAATAGATTCTGTTATTATAAAGAACCTTGACAACAAAAAACAAGCAATTGATGATCTTGTAAAATATTTAGATGAGAATCCTGAATTAAGAGACCGATTTCAATCCATATCATCTGGTGTAGTTACTACTGCTCAACACGCTGAGCGTGTATACCTAGATGTATTAAATACCTTTTCTAAAGCAGACGGAACTCTAAATAAAGATCTTTGGAATAAAATACGTAAAGTTAGAGAAGATGGAGATATCGCTCTATCTAGTAGGAATCTTTCAATAGATGATCTTCCAGCAAAATCACAAAAAGATATGCACCCAAGGTGGATTTCTGGTCCAACATTAGTCCCAGTATCAGAGGGACAAAATATGCCAGCGACCATAGTTGAAAGACTTTGGGATTATATGGGTGAAGCAAACGCTAGATTTTCTAGAGAAGCTATTGTTCTGGATTCTATGTTAGATGTACGTTCTCAAATGGATGAAACTGGTTTTGCAGAAAGAATTTTAAAACAATTTACTGCTGGTAAAACTGGTGATGATCTAGTAAAAGCTGAGACTAAGGCATTTGAGCATATAACTTCACTCGCAGAAGATATGGCAAAGAACAGAGTTCTATCTTATGTTGATAATCCTGCAGTTCGTAGCCAACTTGCTATGTCTGCCCGTAACTTTGCTAGGTTTTATAGAGCAACTGAAGACTTTTATCGCCGTCTTAGTCGTACAGTCAAGTACAATCCAGATGCAATCGTAAGAGCATCTCTAACCTATGAGGGTGTAGCCCACTCTGGCTTTGTACAAACAGACGAAAACGGAGATCAATACTTTTTCTACCCTGGTTTAACGCCTGTATATCAGGTAATGAACAAGGTTGGTAGATTGTTTGGTGTAAAAGATGGTTTCCAAACAGCTATGCCAATTGAATTTGGCGCTAAGTTGAAAATGATTACACCTTCTTTGAATCCAGATTCACTATTCCCTACATTTGCTGGTCCATTAGCAGCAGTTCCACTAAAAATGTTAGGTAATGTGGTACCTCAAGTTAAAGACTTAGAACAATATCTACTTGGTGCATATGGCGTAGATCAACCTATGATCTCTGCTATATTACCAGCCCACGTTAATCGTATCTATGCAGCTTTAAGCAAAGATGAACGTAACTCTCAGTACGCATCTGCTTATCGTAAGGCAGCAACCTATCTTGAGGCTACAGGTCACGGGCTAAAACCAGTTATTGACCCAGAAACTGGAGAGGAAATACCACCATCTCCAGGTGAACTATCTAAATATAAAGATAAGTTAGAGGCTTCTACCGTTACTGTAATGGCAGTAAGAGCGCTGTTTGGATTTATCCTTCCTGCTTCTCCATCTGTCCAGCTTAAATCAGATATGGCTAAGTGGGTAAGAGATAATGGTCAAGTAAGTTATAAGTCAGCATTTAATGATTTGATTAATAGATATGGTGATGTTAATAAGGCAACAGAAGAATGGATTAAATACTATCCAGATCAAATGCCATATACAGTATCTGAGTCTGAATCAAATGTAGCAGCAACCGTTAGAGCAGTAGATGGTGCTGTATCTTGGGTAGATACTAATAAAAAACTATTAGAAAAGTATCCAGAAGCAGCATCATTTTTGATACCTAATATCGGTGAGTTTGACTTTAATGCCTATAAATTATTATTTAAGTCTGGGATAAAAAGCAATAAGACAATAACAGACTTCTTAAGAGAAGTTAGCGTAGCTAAAGATCGCAGTATATATTATGCTAAACGTAATGAGTTTGAAGAACAAATGTCTTACACTGCAGACTCCGGTCTTAAACGTCAGATCCGAGAAGAATGGGAAACTTGGGCTGATGAATATAAAGGAGCTAGACCTTTACTACAAGAACAACTAGGTCTATTTGGCGAAAGAGCAATTCAAAGATCTATTGCATTAGATGATCTTCGTAATATGTTAAACGACCCTGAGGTTACAACTCAAGGGAAACTGAGATCTATTCTTAGTGAAATGGTTACAGTATACGATGATTATGTAAATCAAAGAGACTTTAATACATCCGTAACTATAGGTAATAAACGAGACTACCAAGAACAATTAAGGATAATGGCTAAGACAACACTACAAGAGTTAGCAGAGTCAGATCCAAATGCTCAAGCAGCATACAATTCTTTATTTGATCCACTATTTAATTAATCGTTAGGAAACTAAATTGGCATACAAAAAACCAACTGGTAAAAAGGCTCTTCAAGCAGAGCTAAGCCAGCAAGAAGTTCGGGTCAAACAAGCCCAAGACGAACTAAATAGAACCGTAAATGGTAAACCTTTAGTTATTGGTAGTGTTGCTTATATTGCTGCTGATACTAAATTTCAAAATGCAGTTAAAAGACGAGATGAACTTATAGCTGCCATATCTAATTATGTAGAACCAGAAAAGCCTAAGTCTGCAAGGGAACTAGAGCAAGAACGTCAAAGAAATATTCTTGAAGGTAAGG